GGATTTGATATTAAAGAAAAAATATTAAATAAAAACTTATTTGACTTTCAAAAATTTGCAGTAAAAACAGCATTAAAAAAAGGAAAATTTGCATTATTTTTTGATTGTGGTTTAGGTAAAACTTTAATGCAATTAGATTGGGCTAATCAAGTGTTTATTTATACGAATAAACCAGTTTTGATTTTAGCTCCATTAGCGGTAATTGACCAAACTATTAAGGAAGGCGTCAAGTTTGGCATAAAAGTTGAATATGCAAGTTTTTCTTTTGATAATCCAAATTTTTCAAGTATTCAGATTGCAAATTATGACCAGTTAAAAAATATTGACACTTCAATTTATTCTGGCGTTGTATTAGATGAAAGCAGTATTTTAAAAGGTCGTGATGGTAAGTTATCTTCATTAATAATTGAAACTTTTAAATCAACGCCTTACAAATTAGCTTGTGATATTTTTTCTCCATCTTCTGGTTTTGGCTTAATTCTCTCAGTAAATGCGGTATTAGATTTCGACATTACTTCCTCACACTTAAACAAAGAACTGTCTTTTACTGAAAGATTAGATTTTGGGTACTCGTAAACGATAGACTCTATAAAATCAACGTTAATTTCATTTGAATTTAGATTCTCATCATTTACTGTTGTGCTTAATGCGTGTCCTTTCTTTTCCCCATAGTACGGGTGTGTTACTATCCAGTACCTTTTATCCTTTGCGCTGTTTAGAAAGTCTTCTGTCTGTTCTATCACATCGTCGCCCTGAAAGTAGAATTTAAGAGGGAATTTTTGCCCTTTAGGTTGTTTTTTTTCAACCAAAGAACCAGACACATCTATAAAATCATATACGTTTGTATTAAAATCTAATGATGTTTCTGTAGGTATAAACAAAGGCTTAAAAACACGTCCGTCTCCTGTTTTTATTTGAAATTCTACATTATTTAATTTATCTAATTTGCTCATCTTCTTAATGCTCTATTAAATTGATAATCTGCGTTTTTTTGGTAGAATCTAGTAACTTTTACAATTGTTTTTTCTTGAGCTTCTTTAACATTCCCCCTAGCTCTTAAATTAGTTTGTTTCTTTTTTCTTGACATTGCAATAAAATTAAAATCAAACTTAATTTTTTTATCAAGAATGCTTGAAGATATAGAATTTACTTTAACTAGCATCTTTCCTTTGCTGGTTTTTAAAAACATCATTTTGTTTTCTCTCATTGATACTATTGCACTTGCTACAAACTTACTTTTTTTTGTGCCAGCTCTTCTAAATGGACCTTTGACCATTTTGCTTTTTTTGTAATAATTATCCTCTGAAACTCTTTTTCTAAGACTTCCACCTCTAGCGTCTTTCAAGTATCTTAATCCTTTTTTTATATTACCACCAAACTCTTGCTTTTCCATTCCAGATATAAAATTTTGATCGTTTCTATTGGTGCTCAGTAAACCTACTTTTGATTGCATCGAATTTACGTTATAACCTGCTGCTTTTTCAACTCTATTTAATTTTTTGTAGTAAGATAAAGAACCTGCTTTTGGTTTGAAATTCTTTTTAAAAGAGTTGCCAAGCTCTTTTTGTTTCATATCGAACGCCAAATCATTTAGCGTACTCCTAACAGCCAAAGGAAAAGCTGAGCGATTAAGCCTTTCCATTCTAGCCGTTAATTGAATTGCTCCATCCATATTTACATCTAATCGCATATCTAAACTAATTTACGAGCAACCTCCCCAGTACTTAAATAGATTGTGTTTGCTAAGTTGAAAATTCTACCATTTACATTGTCAACAACATATATTTCAGTATTTGTTCCGTCCGAAATGCCATAACGTGAAAAAACACCATTCATAAATTGATAAATGTATCCATCTTTAACGCAAGAGTTATGGGTCTTCAAAAATTCAGAATCTAAACTATTTCTTGAAGAAAGCACTATTTTAGAAATGGGTAAATTAATCAAGTATTTATCAATAACATTCAATTGTGTCTGAGAACCTGAGCCGTTAGATACGTATAAGTGAATGCCATCGCATAAAATTAATGGTCGATTTGCGTTGCTTAAAACATCAATCTGACTTTGTTGTTGTAATTCGATTATAGCTCCAGAATTTGGTTTGAAAAAAATTTTTAAGTAACTAGAAACAGAAGATTTAGAAACTGAAAAAACATAACCGCTTTCTATTTTGAAAACCTCATCTACTATTAGCGCAATATCATTCTGATGACCTCTTATTTCATATTCTAAATCAATTCTCGAAAGATTTCCTTTCAAAACAACCCCATCTACTTTAAAATCTAAAGCATTTGAGTAATTATACTGCAAAGGACTTCCAAAATTAGTATAAACAATATCTGAAATCGATTTGTTCATAAATGAATAAGCAGTTACAAGCGACGATGTTATATGCAAAAGAATTATTTCGCCGTTTGAAAATCCTGAGCTTATAAAATTTCTAGGAACCCCATCTAATCCTTGTATTTGTGCAGATTCATATCCTGAATTAGCAACTGCAAAAATAACTAATCCATCTTGAACAATACTAAAGTCTATATCTACAGCAAATATTCCACTTGTCATATTTAGCGTTCTGACCTTATCGTAATCGCTCGTTAATTTTCGTAACGCCTCTACTAACTGATATTGCGTTTGATCGTTGTCTTCTGTATTAGTTGGAATTACTTTTGTTACCTTAAGAATGTTATACAAATTCATTAAAACATCAGCATACAACTCACGCGCAACTGGCGTACCAATTAAGCTTTCTGTTTTATTTTGAATATTTGCGCCAAAAGGATATTTTGAATTAATATCCTTGTTTACTATTTCTGTAATTTGTCCTAGTACTTTCATTAGTTTATAAAATAAGTGCAGTTAAATGTAAATGTAGAATTAGCGGGTAAAACACCACCTGTTTTTAAAGTTTTTGTCGCGTTATTCCAAAAAAGATAAAAAGAAGATATAGGAGACGTTAAGCTTATCGTGTCTTGAACCGATCCTATCACGTTTAACATATTGTTGGCTGGATAAAAGTCTGAATCTTTTATTTTAATTACACTCAAATTTCCTAACAATGGAGTTCCTACAGTTTTGATAACACCTTGCATTTCTACTGAATTACCCGACTTTCTTACATATATAGTATAGGTAGCCCCATCTGAAACTACAGCAGAACTGTCTTCAAAAACAATATTCAAAGAGTTGTTGTTTCTCTCTTCTAATATTGCAGGATAAAGTTCTTTTTTCAAAACTGAAAAAGTAGCTAAAGATTCAACATCAAAACCCGATGAAGTTTTTCGTATCAATAACGAATCTCCAGTTAGAAATGCGCCTTTTACATTTGCACTATAAACTATTGTAGGAGAATCTGAACCAACGATATTAACCTCATTTGTATAATTAAATTGCGCAATTCCTATAATGATTTCATTAACTCGCAAAGTGTCTAGTTTTAAATTAACAGATAAATTTAAGCCTGATTTCAATACGTAGTGAGAAACATTATTCTTATTTGAAAAAGCAAATAGCGCATCTATTAGTTGAAAGCCGTTTGTTTCATTGTCTGGTTGGTTGTTTGCGTCTAATTTTGCAAGTCTTGAAAGTTTTAAAAAGAACTGCACAATATCACCGTAAACCCTTTCGTTTACAGAAGTTCCGTCTCCTGAGCCTGTATCGTCTTTAATTCTACCGTCTGGAAAGTCAATAAGATTTGAATTATCAATATTTGGGTTAGTGTTGAATTTTCTCATAATTTATAAATAATTAATAAAAGTGAATGCGGTTAAATGTGCTGGTTTTAATTTTAAAATAAGCTCTTTGAATTCAATCTGCCTACTTGCTGTTACAGTAGCATAACTACCTAAAGTTGGACCACAAATAAAAAAAGTACTCCACAAATTTCCTGAACCTATTACAAACGATTCAGGCGTATTTTTTGCTTCGTTTGCGATAACATCAAAACCTTTTGACCCGTGAGTAGTACCATCACCGTGTAATGTGTTATTAGCGTGCTGTGTTGATTTCAAAGATATTGATGCTATTTGTGCAGGAGTTTTGTAAACCCACTCCCCACCCTCAAAAAACTTATTTTCAAAAATCGTAACATTAAAACCTGCAGCCGTTATTTGTTCCTGTATAAAATCTTTTGATAGTCTATATTTTGAATTACCCGGATATGCCAATTTTTGATAAATAGCCTGTCTTCTTAAATTTATAGGCGTGGTATTAGTTGCTGAAATACCAAGTCTGTACTCCCATAACTGGCAATCTTTCAAATCAAAATTTTCATTGTCTGGAAACTGTGAATCTAAAAAAGAATAACTATCCTGAATTAATCTAACAAAACTATTGTTTATTGCTTTGTGTACCTTGTCAAAATTCCCATTTAAAGGTAAGTTAAAAGCTCTACCAGTCGGGTACAATGTTTGCGTGAACTTATGAAATAGTGATACTAATTCAGGGTTTAACCCATCTGACGGCATACCGTGTTCGGTAGAATATCCGTGTTCTGTTAAAAATCCGTGTTCCATAACTAAACATTTAAAGTTCTAAAGTAAGGGATATAGCCAAGACCGAACTCATAATTTAAAGTACTCACACCATTTACGAACATTTCTACTGACGTGAAATAGTTATCCGCATCCATAGATTCGTTTACAGCACTTTGTATTTTTGGCTGAAGTAGTAAATTATTTTTTTGACTAGGCAAGTCGGCACCAGCAATATAAGGTCTAATATCATATAATAACGCATCAATGTTAGTTCTAATTGTAGCTAATACTGTAGGAGAACTGTCGTTCAATCCTGTAATTGTAACATCAACTGGAACTAACTCGATAGGCTTCACATTTAATATCGACTGAATTGGAATTCTTGACCTTTGATAAGAGGTTAGTGTAATGTCAGGATCAAAAGTGATTACGCTTGTAACTTCATTCAATATAGCAGTTGTTGGCGTTCCTTTTCCATCCGTTGAATCTGCTTTTGTCGCTTCCACATAAACATCAACTTCTCCACTATCTACATTTTTCGTATAAGGATAAACAAGCCTTACGCCCTGAGCATCATCAGCCCACATTCTATAATCTCCACGACTTCCCCCTTGTGGTTCTAACCTATAAGAGCGTAGAATTTCAGCACGATAATCTTCTAAATCTTCACTAGATAATGGTTGTTGTGTAATTTCTGTAACCTCAACTGTATTGTTTAATCCGAGTACAGGCTCTGTTACCGTCAATTTATCACCTACTTTTAGGTTGAATTCCACACCGCCGCCTATACTTCTAATTTCTATAATTTGGGTTGATCCAGTCAAAGTAGTCAAAGAATCTAAAATATACAGTTTACCAGTATTCAAAGCATCTTCGTTTGATTTGAATGTTAAATTTGCTCTTAATTGAGTTCCAACGCTTCCAGTTACTTTTACTTTAAAAACACCAGCCGTTTGAGGTCTAGGATCTCGATTCAAACGAATTCGCCCGAATCTTTCCAATGTACCTCCATTAAGTTCAGTTGTCGCAGTATCAGGAAAGGCGTTGTCTTGAACGTCTCTGATGAATTGATACGCCAAATAAAATTGCGCTGCCAAAACACCGTCAAAAACATTTAAAACATATTTCAACTCAGAAGTAGTAAGATTTAATTTTATCTTAAAATCATTCTCTATAGTGTCCTTTAACTGCTGTAAATTAGGTAATTCCTGCATTTTACAAATTATTATTAATTATTACTTCATTTCTTGAATTGTCATAAACAAACGAAAATACATCACTTGAATTATCACTTTTATCAAATTTAATCAATATTTCGACTCTATTTTCGGAAGTAAAAAAAACATCAACTGTAATAGTTGCAAGCTGGCTCAAATAGGATAAATCATTTTTGACGGCTTGAATTAATTTTAATCGACCTGAAGAGTTAAGTTCTAAATTTGCCATTAAAGCCTCAGTTTCTGAGTTCATTTGTTTGGCTGGATTTTCACTATTAAATAATGAATTTTGCCAGTAGTCCAGCCTCTCTTCATTAATAGGCTCATCACCTCTTGTAACAGCTTCAATATTGCCACCAAACAAAGCTAAATACACTTGATTAAACAACGTTTCAGACAAAACAAGGTCGTTATTTGTAACGATTAATTCACCACCGTTACCACTTTCGTATATAGATAAATCTTTTGTGTTCATAGTTAAAATGCGCCTTGAGTTGATGTTATATTTATAGGTATTCCTAAACTTCTTCTTTGTGTTATGTCAGCTTGTGCGCCTTGTTTAGCCGAAACATTAATACCTATTTGACCGTTTACATTTGCGTTTGCTGTGGCTTTCACTTGATTTGTTTGTGGTGAATCGAGTAGTTTTTTTTCTCCTGGAGAAACCAAATTTAACTCCGAACGAATACCTTTTATTTTTTCGAGTCCGCTACTCGCTAAACCTCCTATCAAAGGCATATCTGATAAAAAGCCTAAAATCTGCTGTAAAGGCTTCAAAATAACGTCAAGTAAAACTATTCCTATTCTTTTTATACCGCCTAAAATACCATCTGTTTGAAAAGCTTTTTTTATGCTTTCCCAATGGTCATAAATCAATTTAAAAGCAGAAATTATACGTCCTATTGGTCCTAAAAATAATAAAAGTGTTGCACCCCAGCTATCGAATTTTGCTACTGCAAGACCAATTAATGCTATTAATGCTACTATGGCAATTACAATTAAAGTTACAGGATTTGCAGCCATTGCGGCATTAAACAACCAAACAATACCTGTATAAGCTTCTGTAACAATTGCAATTCCTTTTAAAATTCCAGACAAAATTAATAACCCACCACCTATTAAAGCAATTCCTTTAACTACTTCTGGGTTATCTTTTATGAAATTAGAAAATTTTTCCACAACTGGCGCAAAATCCTCTACAAGCTTAGTGACTGATGGTGCTAATTGAGTACCTATAGTTATAGCCAAAGCTTCCATATTGTTTTTAGCTATAGCCAGCTTTCCTGCAAGAGTATCATTTTTTTTCTGAGCTTCGTCAGTCAATGAAGTTCCTTTTGAAAAAGCATCATTCGACATCTGAATTAATCCTTTTTGCTCAACTAATTTACCGTTCACTATTTTAGTTGAGCCATAAAGCTTATCATAATTGCTAGCCAATGATCCTACCACTTTTATGCTTTCCTGAGTGCCTACTTTTAGATTGTCCAAAGTAGTAGCCAATTCTCTTGGTTTCATTTTTTGTAATGATTTTGCAAAAGTTGTAGCGAATTTAGTAGGATCAGTTTCATACAGCCTGTTTGCGGCAGTTGTACTCATTCCCATTTGACTAGCGAAATTAGACATATTTTTACCAGCAACAAGCATTAAGTTTGTAAAACCGCCAGATGCTATTTCTGCAGATAGTCCAGAGTCTTCAAGTAATCCACCCAGCGCAGCCGTTTCTTGAATTGATGGTTTCATAGCATCAGGCAACTGACCTATTCTAAGCATAAACTCATTAATATTCTTAGGACTTCCCGCCGCATTAGAAATTTCATTTATAGCGCTTCCAGCTCTTGTCATTGATGTGGCTATGTCAAGACTTCTAACTTCTTTGAATAGATTTTTTAATTTAGCTACACTTGTAACTGCATCTTCTGTATTACCAAAATCCGAACCTAAAGCAATTGCAAAATCATTACCAGCCTTGGTAAATGCTACTAGCTCATCTTTTGCTACGCCTATAGTTCCTGCAACTATACCTATGTCTTGAAGTGCAGTTATGCTAGTTCTTGTTTTTTTCGACATATCAAGAATTGCATTTCCATATTTTTCACTTTCAATAGAATTCAGTCCTGTAGTTTTAGCTACATCAGCCATTTTATCCTCAAACTCGATTGCTTTTTTTAAAGCAACTCCCAAAGGTGCTAATATTGCAGCTCCAGCCATTGCTGTAGTATTTGCTGCGCTATGCATTTTTTTGCTAAAACGTTGAGCAGCTGCTTGACCTGCATCACCAAAAGCAGAAACCCCAGCAGTCATTCTACTAACTACTGAGGAAAAATTATCTACTGCTGTAAATATCGCTGGTACTCTTATACTATTTGCCATTTTTTCTCATTTCTTTATCCTGTTCTAAACAGTCGTTATACCAAAATGTAAGACCTAAGTGGTCTAAATCGTCGCAATAAAGCTCGTTGATTTCGTGTGGATTCCAATTAAAAAATCTAGCTACAGTTTTAATTTCTGTAAATAAATCTTGTTTTTTTAAAATCCACCGTTGATAAAAAGCAAGCATATAGATGTTAAGAAGTTGTAATCTGGAACTGAAATTTTATCAAAATATGAGCTGCTAGCGAACCCAACAATGTGAGAAGAGTAAACCAGCATCAATGTACCGTGATTTTTCGAGCCTACTGAATCAATCAAACTAGCTTGTGCCGTTGGTTTTATCCTTGTTTTTAATTTTAAGACATCGTGAATAACTTCTTCTTTATCATTTACAATAGGCTTAGAAAGTTTATAAGACGGATTCATTTCTTCATCAAAAGTAAGTTGTCCGTTTTCTAATTTCTCTACGATAAAGCCGTAGTCGTTTAGAACATTTTCATCTGTAATGTTCTCAAGTTCTTTTTTTTCAAATTTAGCTAGTAATTTTTTAGTTTCTTTAATTGCTAATTCTGTACTTAATGCTTGTTTAACTGAGTCTTTTTTCATCTTTTTTCTTTTTATGTTAATAATTTAAAAACCGCCCTATTCTAAGAGCGGTTATTTTTTATGGGATTAATGCCATTGTGCCACCTCCTGAAAATTTAATTGAAACCTGTGCGTTGTTCGTGTCTATCTGAATATCACCTACTGGCATACCTTTAGCAGCATAAACCGCTCCAGTAGCTAATGTAATAGTGAGAGTTCCCTCTTTGCCACTTTCTGTAATTCTATTCAAATCTAAAAGCTCACGCCCTGTAATTAAGTTTGCAATTAGCGGGCCTTCGAATGACCATCTTACTACGTTACCTTGATAAATAGGTTGACCGTTTCCTGTAATTTGGTTTGCATCATCATTGATTCTTAACCCTCCAAAATCAATAGTGTATGACTCGTTTGATTTTGTGGAGAATCTGAATTCACCTAATGTATCGTGTTGGTAAACTATCTCTCTAACGTCTCCTGCTGTAAATGTTGCCATATCTTTTTCTTATTAATAGTTAACCTCAAACGTTGTACTCTGAATTCTTGCAATACCTGTAATTCTAATTCTAAAGAAAGTATTTGTTCTATTAGCGTTAGTTGTTGGTATTTCAATTTGCAAACTATCCTTACTGAACTGAGCATCTGAAATAATTCCCCTTTGAGCCAATTCATCAAACAAACTTGAAACTGTTGCTTTCCACTCTTTAAGTTTGATACAATTCTGAACCGTTACCACTTGATTGTCTCTAATTAAAGTTTTGTCTCTCAAAAACAACTCTTCTAATACGTAATAACTAGACTTTACATTCCAGTATAGATTATTATCTCGTACATACGAAAAAACTAAATCATCATCACTTGTTGGGTGATAAGTCGTTACCAAATCCTGAATTTTGTAAGCTCCATTTTCAAAAGTAACCGTAGAACATCCTTTTTTTACTAAGAAATTTCTATTTAGATAATCCGCCATTTCTCCAGTATCTCCGTTAGCTGGCGCTGGCATATCAGGATAACTCATATTGTTTACATCGTTATGAGGATTATCTTGTGCCATTCTAGCAAAACGATAAACTACATTTGCGGCAGCCTCCCAGGCCCATCCTTTTGAATTCGGCGCTGTACAAATTACATTTGTAACCTGTTCAATTCTTGAGGCGTTATCTGTAATTGCTGTTAACTCTGTTTTAGTTGAAAAAGTAGAACCAGTAAATGCGTGAAAAGGCTTGAATGTTTGCGCTGCATATCTTCCAGTAGCTCCATCAGGAACTCCGTTAAACACTTCAAAATCTCCTAATTTTGTTAAATAAGGATTTAGCACTACATTAAACCAATCAGATCCAAACAAAGCAAATGAATCAGCTAAATTAACAGTTCCTGCGCCATCTACACGGCTAGTAACAGCGTATGTCAATCCTGCATTGTTTCCGTTTACATCAAATGAAATATTTAACCCTGCTGATGTAAGACCTTTCCATTTTGTTGTCAAAACAATTAAGCCCTGCAATTGTGGCTATAACAGGAGAAGCTATCACGGCATTAATAGCATCTACTACTTTTTGATTAATTTGTGCTGCTGTGTCTCCTATAACTATACTGTAAGAATAGTTTTGGAAATCAACGCCTATACGACCATTTATAACAAATGAATGCGTAATATTTTTTGTTGCAGTTCCTGTAACTCCTACGGTCACAACTGTAGCTGTAGCCGAAACACTATCACTTATTTGCGGAAAAATGAACGTTGGAATTCCTCCAACTCCCTCGCCACTTTTTGGTCTCAAAATTCTAGCCATTTGATGAAGCGGTGAACCGTATCCGTACTTTTCACCTACTTCGTTAGAGTTTGTAAACTCAAATTTAGCAGTAGTAAAAGTTCCTTGATTAGCTGTGTTAGCTTCTCCAAAAATAGCTATCATCTGAGGCAAATTGTCGGTTGCATT